TGTCACCAGAGCAGGATCCCGAGATTTGGGCGATTGTCGGCACTCCTCTGGATTACGGTTTGATCCTGGAAGTGAGTTCAACTCTCAATCGCACCTACCTCAAACGCACACTGCTCGAGAACCTGGACACCGTTAAGGCTATGCTCACCGGTCCAATAACATGAGTGGCAGTGCCGATGTCCATATTGGATTTGACAGTGTCTGGCAGGCATCGGGGCTCAATACCATCTTCCAGGCTTACTGGACAACGGAGGAAAAGACCCAGTACCCTGTTCTGCACGATGCAGAGGCTGCCGCCGGCCAACCCTGGCCGTACTGTGTGGCTCATGTCGGGGAAGGACGGGTAATATCCCGCATGACAGGGGAAGGGGTCAACCGCCACGAGGTTAGAGAGTATACGTGGGGGCTGCACATCTTTGCCCGTGAGTTTGATAGCAATGCCAAGTCCGCCAAACAGATTGCACTCGAGCTGGCGAACGAGGTGATGAAGATATTTGGTGGACATCCGACAGTAGCCCCCACCGCAATCACAATTGGCACCGGTAATTTCCTCCAAGCCCAGTATCAGCGTGACTTTGGTACCCGACTAGGTGATTCTCAACACCAATGGACGATTGACTACAATTTCACAGTTGATGTCCCCGTGGCAGGATAACAGACAATGACTCGATCACTGGTTGGTACCAGAGTCAATCTCAGCGTCAGCACCACACTCCAGAACACTCTATCTGGGGTGGGCAGTCGAGCGACTAGCGTCCAGGGTCGGTTTACTCGCGATCAGAACATCAGCAGTGGTGTATCGCTGAATGGAGCCAACCGTTTGTGGGAGCTGATCCTGGACATCAGTAGTGGCGGCAACCAGGTCATCGACCTGTACGACTACGCGGGTATCGATATTGGTGCAGGTGCTGGGCTGGATGGATGTGGTCAGGCCATGTCCCCTGTGGAAGAAATTGTCTGCATTGCGATTGAAAACCAGAACGCCGATGGGGCTGCCGGCATCCTGGAGATTGAGCCTGATGCAACCAACGGCTGGACACCAATGGGCACACACACAGCCAGCACAGGCGGCGGTCTGCGGGCAGGTGGTGCAATGGTCAAGTTCCAGCCTGCGGAAGCCGGCTTCGACGTAACAGACGCCAGCTCACACCGCATTAAGCTCACAGCCAATGGTGGGGATGTTACGGCCCATATCCTGATCCTGGCTCGGCATGATGATGATGACAGTTCCAGCAGTAGCTCCAGCAGCTCGTCGTCTTCGCAATCCAGCTCGTCGAGTTCAAGTCAGTCTAGCAGCTCTTCCAGTTCGTCGTCACAATCCAGCTCCAGTAGCAGCTCATCATCATCCTCGAGCAGTTCCAGCTCTTCCAGCAGCAGTTCCGGCCCGTAATTGGCCATTGAGGAGAGAGAAGAATGACATCACTGAACACCCTGACGGGCCGCAACGGGAAGTTCGTCGTGGCAGGGTCATTAGTCGCCCGTACCACTCGCTGGGGTGTCAAGCCGACGATGGCTACCAAGAGCGAATGGGGCGACAGTGATTCCGCCGGGTTCACAAACCGAGCTGCCGGTCGCAAGGATTGCACGTTCGACACGAACGGCAAGTTTGATACGACGGACGAGATCTACGATCTGTTCATGCCGGAGGACATCGCAGCAGTTGTCCTCTGGATGAACGCCACAACTCTGTACTGGGATTTCACTCGGGCCCTGTGCCTGGACTTCTCGCTGGAAGTGAATATCGAGACGGAAGAAGTCATCGGATGGCAGAGTTCCTGGGGAGCTGATGGTGAATTCTACCACCCGGGTGAGGCGGGTGCTGGAGTTCACACCCTGCCTGCCTCGTGATCTTGCTGGGGATCGGGATCACGAGCATGGAGGGTACAGGGAGCGCAATGTCCTGTACCCTCCGCTCTTTACTCTACGGCTTACGGCTGGCTGACTACTCTCTTCAAGGAACCTAAGCATGTCCAGCGACACAGCACGAGCCCTGGGAGCAGCCCAGGGTACCATCAAATTCAAAGAGGTGGACTATCCCGTCCGCCCTTTGTCTTTGGTGGAGATTGGTACGGTACAGAACGAGTGCTTGAAGCAGGCCCGCCTCAGGTTTCTCCAGACCTACAAAGATGCGGAGGAGGCAGGCATCCTGCCCGCCGGCACTGTGCTGCAAAAGGCAGATGAAGCCTCGCAGTGGGATGTGACGGATCTACCGTACAAGGAAGTCTATCTGGAGAGCGAGCTGGTTGTCAACGACAAGGTGGTACAGTGGCTTGAGCAGGAGATGAGGTTTAGGATCGAGCCTAAGAAGGAAGGTGAGAAGGAAGACACCCACCTGCGTCGACGTCGCAGTGTAGCCCGGCGGGTGACAGCAGCCGCTCTGGACGCCGAGATCCTGTCCGTTGAGGCCTATACCCAGATGACAGGACAAGCCCCTAAGAAGGCAAAGACGGGGTACGCAAACTGGTGGATCACTGGGTGCATGGATGGGATGGTGGCCTTTATTTGGGCTCTGCTCAAAGACCACGGTATCACACAGGATGAGGTCCGCCGAGAGATGTCGAAGGACTTTGCCTCCACCGCTACTATTGCTCGGGAACTCGAAGCAGTTACGGCACCCGCAATGGGAAATGGGTAGGGCTCTCTGACGGATCCAGCTCAGCCAGAGAGCCCGACGAGCTGCTAGTGAGTGACCTCTTCTATGGCCTCACTCCCTACCACATCCGCCTGCTCACAGATGACCCGTGGAGCAAAGGTGGAGGGATGGGGAAGAGTCTGAAGGAGATAGGTACTTGGACGCTCGACCAAGTCTTCTTCATGCTCTGTGACCGCGAGAACCTTCGTCGGAGTGGTAGGGATCGAGTCAGGTCGATGGAAAGCCTGTCTGCCCTGTCCATACTCACACCGGATGCAGATGGTATGATCCAAGGTCGCTCTAGCACGGGCGAGGGGATGCGGGCTACAATTCGTGGAAAGTCGAAGGCTCGAGAGTTGATGGAAGCAGAGAAGGAGAGGCTGGAGCGGGAGGCAGCCGCAGCTCAGCCCAAGCCTAGTCGACGCCGACGAAAGAAGGACGACTGATGTCTCTGGAACTGGCCAAGGCGTTCGTTCGTGTTGCAGCCGACACGTCTGCCCTCCGTCCGGATATCGCTGCGGCCAGGGGTATCGTCCAGGATGCGATGAATCAGGCTCAGGCCAATGCTACCATCGCACCTGAGATTGATCTGACTGACGTCAATGCTCTGGCTGCATTGATTCCCCCACTCCCGCCTCAGATGCTGACGATCAATCTGGATCAGGCCCACCTGCAAACAGAACTGACCAAGGCTGTGACGGGCATGACGAATGCCGTCAACCACATCAATGCCAATTCCAGTATCAAGTTCAACCTGGATCAGGCCGCATTAACCTCTACGTTGAGTCAGGTGGTGAGTGCGGCAAAGGCAGCAACCGCCGAGGCCTCGTTCGCCGCTATTGGTATCCAGGCGGATACGAAAGGTCTGGATGATCTGACTGCGGGCACTCGATCTTCGATTGCCGTACTCAACAGTGAGGCTATCGTCACGCCTGGCCTGGATCCGACTGATCTCTGGAGTGATCTTAATGCCCTCCAGGCAGATGTAGCCAGTCAATTTGCCACGATCAATGGGCAGTATGCGATCGTCACTCCTCATCTGGACAAACTCGGGTTTGATGAGAAGGTGGCTGAAGTCCAGTCCACCATCCAGGGTCTGAGCAACACAGCAGCCAGCAATCCGATCACGCTGTCTACCGCAGTGAACCAAGCTCCTCTCCAGCAGGGAGTGAGTGAAGCAGAATCAACCGTTCGATCTTCAACTGCGGTGATGAATCAAGAGGCGGTGGTTGAGCCTCGGATGGATCTGAACAAGTTCCGGGATGATGCAGAGAAGGCCCGGATGGATGCTCTTGCTCTGTCTGGGTCACTCACAGCCATCCTGGGTTTGGCTGCGGCTGGTCCATTCCGAATGTTGCAAGGCGGGCTGATGTCCGCCGGTACGGTGGAGCAGCAGACTATTCTACTTGAAACTCAAATCGGTACACTAGAGGAGACGCAGAAGCTACTCGCTGATTTGACTACATTCGCCGCCAAAACCCCGTTTGAAATGCCGGGCATCATGGAGGTGACAACTGGATTGGTGCAGTTTGGTGAACGCGGTGAAGAGTTGATGGAGACCCTGAGAATTCTGGGTGATGCGTCGGGTGGTACAGAAGAGAAATTCAGGTTGCTCGGATTAGTCTTCAATCAGGTCCGCGGTGTTGGTAAACTACTCACAGACAATTTCCGTCAGCTATCAACTCGAGGTTTGATTAGCCTCCAGGACATCGCAAGTTTCTACGGGGTGGCCACGTCTGAGGCCCAGGAGATGATGACGGCAGGCAGGGTGTCGTTCGAGGACTTCCGTAAGATCCTGAAAGGTTTGACAGAGGAAGGCGGAAGGTTTGCGAACATGAGTGAGAAGCAGTCCCGGTCTCTACTGGGTCTAATTTCCACCTTCAACGACGCCAAGTCCATTATGATTCGGCTGATTGCCACTCCCCTCGTGCCCTTCTTCAAAGGAGTACTCACAACTGCGATCAGCCTGACCGAGAAGGTGCAGGGTGTGGTGGATGCCATGGGTCCAATGGCCTCCTACGCTCTGGCCGGTGCAACGGCATTCGCTACGCTGGGCACAGCGATTGCCGGAGCTACGTTTGCTGCCCGATTTTTTGGGTTGACAGCCCGAGCTGCCTTGATCGGTTCAGGCATCGGCATCCTCATCGTGGCAGCCGGAGCAGCCTTTGGTTATCTGGTTGGAAAATTGATGGAGTCAGAGAGTGCGATGGCCTCCATCAAGGGCTGGTTTACCGGTATGGCGGAGACAATTACAGGGTATCTGCTGCCGGCTTGGGAGGCTATTTCCAAGGTGGCCTCGATGGTGTGGAACTTTGTGGTAGGGGTCACCACCTCCGCCTGGAACACGATAGTCGAGATTTTTAACGCCCACAGCGGAACCATCAACGAGATCTGGTTCCTGATCAAGGAGATTGCATCTAATGTCCTGGATGGGATCATCGAACTCTGGCACGTGTTTGTTGAGACTCTGGAGGGAGGGCTGCTCCTCGCAGCCCAGCTCTTCAACTGGGCATTTGGAGTGTTCGGTGTGTCAATCGGAGAGGCCTTCGGCACCGGACTGGACTGGATCAAGAGTTTTCTCGATATGGTCTCGCTGCTGACGACCAACTGGGCATTGACCTGGGAGATGATGAAGACGCTGGCCCAGATGGTTCTGCTTCAGATTGCAGACAAGGCAATCTGGCTGGGCAACACGATCACCGCCGCATTTATGGCTGCGGTATCGACGGCAGGTGGGTTGTTTGGAGATCTGGTAACCGGCATCGTCACTCTGTTCGATACCGCAGTGGTTACGATCAAGGGTCTCTTCAAAGGGCTCTGGGAAGCGATCAAAGCCGGCTTCTCCGGCGAAGACATGATGGGGGCTTTCAAGGACAAGTTCGTTGAGGAGTTCGCCAAACTGGAAGGCGAGTTCCCGGATATCTTCGGTAATGCAACCAACACCTTCTCGGACAAGATGGCTGATCTGATGGGCCCGGACAGTCCGCTCGGAGAGGACATCGAATCGTTACAGCAGGAAGCAAATCGACTCATGGAAGAGATGTATAGGCAGAGGGAGAAGGAGCGAGCTGAACGAGCCGGAGCCAAACCCGGGTCGGGCAAGAGGGATCCGGGTGTGCCTGATTTTACTGAGAAGCCCGAGCCCAAAGAAGAACAGGCGAAGGAGCTGGCCAAGTTCGCAATGGAGTCGGGTCGATACGGAGTGGCAGACTGGGGCGTCAAGATCCAGGACATGCTGCTCAAGTCAGAGAAGGGTGAGCTGGATCAAACCCGAAATGATCTGCTGAGTGAAGGCATTAAGCGGCAGGGTGCCCTGCTCGCGGAGTTCAAACGGCGCCCGGCTGCCCAGGTGTCGCTGTCATAGGATATGCAGATGGCTTCAAATTTTGACAATCCCTCGCTGTGGAGACTGACGACCAATGCCGGTCTCCGCTACAAGATGCTGGATATGGAAGGTGGAGTAGAGGATGAGCATGGGTATGTGAATATCCGCCTGCTCATCCAGTCTTCCAGCCTGCTGGCATTCTTTGCGGAGTTCCTGCCACCCCCGATCACGGTGGGTAACATTTCCGTTCCGCAGGGATCCATCCTGCCGGGGTTTCCAACTCTGCCTGTTAAGAAGATCACCTTCAAGTCCTTCGACGGGCAGGACAAGCCGATCGACCCGTTCGGGTTTGACATCGGGGCTCCGGCTGGTACGTACTCGCCGGTTGTGGAAGTCAATGTCAATTACGATAGCAATGTGAAGAAGTCCTCGCCCACCTCTTCTGACCCGCAGACGTTTCTGGAGATCAGCAGTGTGTCCAAGATGGAGTTTAT